TAAATCTCTTTGGGTGGCACGCTGGCAAACTCCGCATTTAACGCCGCTGCAAAGGCACGAGCATCCACTTCGTTTTTGAAATACGAACGGCGGCGTTCGCCCGTAAAATAATCACTGACTCTCCATCGAATGTTATTATTTTTTGCCCATTGGTTTTCTGGCAAACGTGCAACTTTGGCAAACTTGCGTTCGCTGCGCTGTCTTCGCAGTTTAGTTTTCATGCAATTTGACTCAAAATGGTTGCCAGATCATGCCGGTTGATTTCACAAGGTTCCGTGAACACCACCTTGCCCTGCTTCACGATCCACGGCACCTGACGCGGGCTGGACATCTGCGCCGTTTTCTTCTCGCGCTCGCTTTCCAGCCAGGCGCGTTGCGCCTCCACGCTGCGCACTCCTCCGCTGTTGAACACCTGCTTGCATTGGTAGCGGGTCAGGTTTTTCACTGACACCTCCAGCACATCTACCTTGCCATCCTTAATGAGCACCACAGGAACAGCGCCATACAAAAGACGCTGCTGCTCGGAGTAGGGCAGGCGCTCAAGGTATTTCTGCGCCGCACACGGCAACGCAAACACCTGCGGCATCACCTGCTTGCGCCCAATCCTTTCAAATTGCGCCAAAACTTCCACTGTGATACACTCAGAGCCGCAAGAGTCCGCAATACTTTGCAGGCTCATGCCTCCGTGGTCGATGGCATTCACCACCATGTCGCCTGCCTTTTTCCAGTTGGCGATTCCATCAGTGATGCAACGCACCAAGTCATCGGATTTGAAGATTGTAAGTTCGTTTGCTTTCATAGCTTCGTTCTTGGTTCTTGGTTAATCCGGGAAATCTTCATCGAGACTGCTTTGCTTCGGACGGCCGCGTTTCTCGGTCGTCTCCTTCTTGGGGATCGCGTAGCTGCCGAACTGCCAGTCGCGCCAGTCGGTGGAGTTGAGCTTGGGCATGCGTGAGGAAAACCAGGTGCGCTCCGGCTCGAAGCGCACATGCAGCTCCGGCGTCGGGCCTCGCCGGTTTTTGCGCACATAAATCTTGGCGTCCTCCTCATAGTCCTCCCGCGCCCACCCGCCCTCGTCCGGCTGATACTTCTCGCCCGCGCTCCAGCAGTGCGGATTCCGCATCCGGCGAGGCTCCACCGCGTCCATCCAGCCTTTCTTTTTCTCCGCGCTCAGCGTGTGCCAGCCAAAGAAATAAGGATCGCGGTGCTGCATCCAAACGTGGTCTGCATACCATTCAATCGCCGCGCTGCCGCTCAGATCCGCCAGCACCGGCGGCTTGCCCGCGTTGCGGTCGGTTTCACGGTTGAGCTGCACCATGAGCAGCACCGTGAGCTTGTAGAACTTCTTCACAAATTGCAGCGTCTCCATCACCTCCACCAGCGCCTCGCGCTCGTCTTTCAGTCCGCGTTTGCTGACGGCTTTGATGAGGTGCAAATGATCGACCACGATCCAGCGGATGCCATGCTGCCGCTTCGCCACCTGCACCTGGCTGCGAATGTCGGCGGTGGAAATGGCTGATCCGTCACTGATGAGCAATGGACTGCCTTGCACCTGCCGTAGCTTCGTGCGCATGCCATCCTGATCGTCACGCGAAAACATGCCGGTGATGGCCTTGGATGTGTCGATGCCAGCGCCGCCCAAGATGATGCGGTCGTAAAGCTGCACCGCGCTCATTTCCGCGCTGAACACAAGTCCCGGCACTGCTCGCTCGACGGCAAGGTTGTGAATCAGCGTCGTTGCCATCGCGGTCTTGCCCTGTCCGGGGCGGCCGGCAATGACGACAATCTCGCCCTGCGCGTCATCGAGTCCATGCACGGTCTGATCGAGTTCCAGAATACCCGTCTCGATGCCCATGATCTTGCCACGATTGGCAATGGTCTGCTCCGTCCGCTCCAGCCAGTCCATCACGCCACGCTTCGCATGCACGGGGCCGGTTGAGTATTCGCCGGAGGCTTGCAAAGCCTGCACGCACTCAAACACGCGCCCCTCGGCACGGCCTACCACGGTCGTCACATCCTCGCTCGTGTCCTCGCTGCCATGTGCCAGGCACTCGTCAATACTCTCAGCGCATGCATGAATGGTCTGCCGAAGCGCCCACTTCTCGCGGATGATGCCGACATAGTGCGGGTAGTGCGCCGCGATCGGCACGAAGGTGTAAAGCTCCGTCACCTGCGCCGCGCCGCCCACCAGCTCCAGCTTGTCCTGGTCCCGCAGCCGATGCGTCAGCGCCACCGGCTCCACCGGCAGGTTTTTGTCCAGCATCTCCAGCATCACCTCGAACAACGTCCGGCTGCCGACATGGTAAAACGCCTCGACCGGCAGCTTCGCCCGCACCTCCGCAATGCGCTCCGGGTCCTGCATCAAGCACGACAACACCCCTTTTTCCGCCTCATCCGAAAACGGCAGCGCCCGGTTGATCCTCGCCAGCCGCTCCTCGGTGGAAACGAGCTTTTCTTTGTTCGGGAAATCGCTCATGCGGCCTCCTTTCCATGCTCCGCCAGCCACTTGCGCACCTGCGCCTTGTCACTCGCCACCATCTGCGCCCACGCGGGCACCGTCTCCTGCCACCCCTCGCCCCACAGCTCCACCATCGCCGCCTCGTAGCCTTCCGGGGGCGATTCGATCATGCGTGGCGGCGGGTCATTTCTCGACTCATACGCGGCCATGAATGCCTGCGATGGTGTGCGGCCTCGCAAATCGCCGCCGCGATCCTGCTCCTTGGCAAGCCAGTTGGTGACAAACTTCCTCCAGTTCGACTTTTTAGCCTTCGCCTTGTTCGCCTTCAGCCATTGCTCCATCGCCAGCATTTGCCTGCGGATATCACAGGCCGGGTAAGCCTCGGCCAGTTCACTCATCAGCGTATCCGTAAAGCCACGCCAGCCCGTTTCAGCCGCCCATGCCAAACCTTCATCCGCCGCGCCCCCTTTCTTTTTTTTCTGGGGATCGGATGCGAGGTCAATGGCGGAAGCCTCGGCGCTCGGCGGCGGCTCGGCACCGTCAGGTGCGAGCAAGAAACTGGTTGATGGTTGTTGGTTGCTGGTTGCTGGAACGCGCGCGCGAGGCATACCGTTCGCATCTGCGTTCGCATTGCGGACGCTATGCGTTTGTAATGCATCCGCATTGCGTTCGCATTGCCAGCGCATGTCTGCCGCTTTGCTCGCCTTGCTCTTCTTGTCCTGGTATTCTCCGATCTCTTCCATCACGCGCTTTTGCGTCCAGCCTTGAGATTCAAGGACAAAGAACTCGTCGCGCACGGCCATGACGGCCTTTTGCTCCGCTTTTTCAAACGCGCCGCACAACCGGAACAGCACCTTTTCATCCACTGGCAGCGGCTTTTCCGAAGCATAGCACCAGTCCAGCATGAGCGTGTAGGCTCCATGCTCCAGAATGGACAAGTGGCGCGTGTCCTTCGCGTAATCGCCGATGTGTCGCCAGTATTTATGCATGGGATTTCTGGGCCGGGGTGAAGTGTTTCGTGAACCAGTTCAGCGGGGAAACCTTGTTGCGGTGGCCCTCCTTGGCGGCCTCAAGCTGGTAGTCGATGCTGTCGCGGGTCAGGTTCGTGATCCGGGCCGTGCCGTGCTCCTTGCTCACCCAGACCTGCCCCACCATCGGCACCGCCTTGGCCGTGCGCGGCAGCCCGTGCTTGCCCGCCGACACCCAGCCCTCACGCGGGCGGACCACAAACGCCCGGCCCTGGTGCATCACGATCCGCGCCTTGTGACCGTTTTTTGTCTGGACCGAAAGCGCCTTGGCCGCCAGCCCTTGTTCCTCGCTGCGAATGTGCCGCATCTCGTGCGTAACCAGATAAGGACCGGCAATGACACGCTCGGCTGGCAGCAGCTTTTCGACAGCCAGCACATACTCATGGCCGCCGCCATGTTTTTTCGCGGCAGGTTTTTGGGGTCGAGAAGGGGAGGTTTTCACAGGTCGGAGTCAGCTTTGAGTTGTTGCGCTTCGTGCATGGCTTCGCGGATGCTTTGATCCACCAGCCGTGAGGCGGCTTTGCGGGTGGCCCGCAGCAGCGTCTCGTAGGCTTTGCTGGCGTCGCCCTTGAAGGTGACTTTGCCCGCAATGTCGATTTCGATGGTTGCCACCGGCCACGGCTCCATAGCGCCCGTCGTGGAGTTAGCCCGCCACTTCACCACCTGGACGGCGGAAGCGAGCGGCATGGGTTTAGATTCGAGTTCGTTCATAGGTTGAGAGAAAGTGTCAAAGGAGGAAGCCGTGCCGCGCCTGCATCCGTGCGGCCTGCCTGCGCATGGTTTCCTCGCAGGCGGTGATGATGTTCGCGCAGGCCAGCAGCCGGCATTTCGCCACCGCCTTTTCCATCGCCAGCGCCAGGCGGTCGAGTTCGCAAACTTCAGGATCACGCAGCAAGTCATCAATCACTCGGATCTGCTCGCTCAGCGCGTCCATCTCGCGCTGGCAATGCAGCAGCTCTTGCACCGGCCGCTCACGCACCGCCGCCGTCGCAGGTGCCGTCTGCCAAAGCTCGAGATTCGCCGCGCTCATGCCGCGCCCCCCTTCTTTTTTTCCGGCCATCCACACGGGCGCTCTTGGCAGTCGATGGGAGACGCGATGAGACACTGCGGACACCGCGATGCGGACACAGCCGCCGCCGCCGCTGGCGTGTCGGCCCGCCCCTCTTTTTTTGCGACCATCCCGGCAGGGTAGGGGCATCCCACTTCAAGGCAGTCAATGCAGTGACTCAAAAGGCACTGCGGGCATCGCATGGCGTGCATAGGCTGGGGCAATGTGAAAATTTTCTTTGGCTGCCGATGTATTGAGAGCACGCGCTCGCGCCGCGCCCGCGACCCCCTCCCCCCCTCCTGAAATTCAGCCAGGCCACCGAGCAGATCGGCACCACCTGCCACCGCTGAACAGCTAGCCAACCGTCTAGCAGAGCCGTGTCCAGCAATTTCCCCCAGTGATACGATGAGTAAACAACAGATTACAAATCTAGTCTCGCCGGATTCTGCCCCATTTCCACCCTCATCCAGCCCGCCGATCCCAGCCGCACCCAGGCCGGCCGCCGACAATGCAAATTCTCCCGCCGCCGCTGAATCCATTCCCTGGCTGGCTGCGGCAGCATGAGTAATGCGCCCGCAAACTGCTCCACAGGAAGCACGCAGGACACCACCGGCCAGCATTGGAGAGTCAGTCATCTTGCCCCTCCTTCACAAAAAAAGAAACGGCGGGCCGACACGCCAGGCGCTCATCGAGCAAATCCAGATCCCGCACACGCACGCGCACCAGTCGGCCCAGCTTGCGCACGGGAAGCACAGGCTTGCCATCGGCGCACCGCTGGCGCGTCCAGCCATAGACAGTCTGGAGCGGCACGCGGAACGCCTCAGCGACCTCTGCCACCGTGCATAGCGGCTCAGGCCCAGCCGGGCGGCCGCGTCTGCGTAGAGCTGTCAGTTCATCACTCATCGGTTCGTCAAAAAAGAAAAGGGCCGCCGCACACAGCAGCAGGCCCGGCCACGTCATCGCGCCGCCTCGGTCCAGCGCTCAACGATACGGCGGCCCTTGCGATCACGGGACACACGCCGCACCTGCACGCAGCCGCACGCATTGTTCCCCGTGCCGCCCTCAACCAACGCGGCACGGGGAACCCTCACGGCCTCGCCTGCGCTCCTGGACAGCAGGCGGGAAATCCTCAAACCTTCGGCAGACATGCTCATGGCCGGTCCTCCTTCGTGCGCAAATTCGACAGCTCGAAATCATCGGCGCGATAATCTCGCGGCGGCAGGATCACATTCCACGCAGCCAGCCCGCAGACAGCCAGGGCAAAAAACAAAGCGAGCGCGATCACTGCGGGTTCGCGGCCTCGCGGTCAGCGCCCTCCACTTTGGTCAAAGCCTCCTGCAATCGGGAATACACCCACGCCTCGGGGGTGACACCTTCAGCCTCGGCTCGTTGAAACACCTGATCCAACACCTCTATGGGCATGCTGGGACTCGGCGACAGGGAGAGAGTGATAAGTTGCATAGTTTAGCAGAACGCCGAACAAATGCTCGTAGAGTGCTAATTATGCAAATAATATTTTGGCATAGTGCTAAAAAGAGTTATTTATCCCCATGCACAACCCCACAACAACGCCAGCCATCATCAAACGCTGGCTGAAACGAATCGACCAAGACCGGGCCTGGCTTGCGAACCACTGCGGCGTTAGCAAAAGCACGGTCGATGGGTGGCTGGCCGAAAACGCTCAGCGAGCCATTCCAGCACCCTGCCTGCGCATCATCAACACGCTTATGAATGAGCGCATGGTCATCAATCCGCAGATCACGCTCAACAATTATTCTCGCATCCAGCAGGCTGCGAACAGGGAAAACATCACGGTCAACGAGTGGATTGAATCGGCGATCAAAAAGCAACTCGAAGCCGAGCAGCCCGACGCCAGCACCATCAGCCTCAACGAAACCCCGGCGACCCACAAAACCGACGCCAGCCCATGACCACCCACCCGCTGCACCCGATCCGCCAGATCGTGCAAGGGGCCGAACGATCAGCGTCAGGCGACGGCTGCCGGGGAATAGGCACCGCAAACACTGACGACTATGGCAAAGAAGAAAACAATGAAACGGGCAACGGCGGCAGCCGTTGAGGGTGCAGCGGATGGTTCGGCTTTGGCGATTTTCGCTGTGAGCCTCCGCAAAATGGCAAACTTCTACTCGACGCATCTAAGCCCAGGGCTGATCCAGCCAATCGACGCAATACAGATGGCTCTCTGCGATGCTGCTGGCGCTGCCGAGTATGCGGCCCAAGGCAAGCAATGGGTGAAGCCCGGCGTGTGGAAGAAGCCGAACGCATAGCTATCCGACCGCGCTTTGGCGGTTCGGATCAGCGTTTGGTTCTGGACACCTGCCTCACGCTTCCAAATATACTTCTTGGCACCAATAAATAATTATTGACGCCAGCAATTAAAGTGCGATAATGGAACCAAGCGAGAGCGACCTCGCGAAACACAAACAAACAAATAGAGAGCCATGAAAACACTGAAAGCCATTACCTCCGACGAAATGCTCAGCAAAGTCATTGAGCGCATTGAAAGCAATGACAGCCGTCACGACCTGCACGACCTCAGCCAGCTTGCCTGTGACTACTGGGAAAAACAAGGCTACCTCGTGCTGACAGGCATGGAAGGGCTCAAGCAGGTCTGCGCACAATATGGAGCCGACGAAGGCGACGCTGACTTGCGCGAACTAAATGAGGAGTTTCTGAAAGCCTGCGGCTTTGAGCAATACCGTAAGCCTAAGCATTATTACTGGGGACACAATGGCGACGTGACATGGCTGACAAATTTCAGCAAAGGCGAAACTTCGATGCGCCAAGCCTTGGAAGCCTGGGTTGCTCAAGCGTGGGCAGACCATGAAGAACAACTCTCATGGACAGAATAACCGAAGGTGCTCCGCTCCCCAGCGACGGGGAGCGGAGCCAGCGGCGAGAGCCAGTCAAAGCCGCTGCGGTCAGTGGCAAATAGCCAAACCCATTCAAAGTCATGCCAAAGAAGAAAGCAACCAAGAAACGCAAGCCCGGACCCGTGCCGGGCAGCAAGCGCACAAACCGCAACGAACGGCTCGCCGATAGACTCATTGACGGCACCGTTGCCGGACTGCGAGCGAAGGCCGGAAGCCTTGAACTTTACGAATACCTAGCGACTCTCGCCGGTGTCCAGAACGATCAAATCCAGCCATGAGCCTTCCCAAAATCTGCACGTGCCCCACGGTCCCATCTGCGGACTGCCCGTTCCACCACCAAGAAGCTCGTGGCTCATTGGCTGCGATGCCGGGTTCAGCTTCGGTTGACGCCATTTTGTCCAGCGACAGTGGCGACAGTTCGCTGATCCACAACCTCGCAACTCGTGCCCGCGAAATGGAGGCGCTTGCCACCACGCTGATGCGGACATGCTACGACGAAGCGAACAGGCTCGCGAACCACGGCAGCAGCGGACTTGAAAACAGGGTTATGTCTCAACTCTACGACGCCGCCAACGACGCGAAGAAGAAGCTGAACAAGAACTATCCAGACAACATTTCCGGTTAGCACCCGCAAAACCGGAAACATTCCAGAAAATCAAAAGCCGCAGGACCAGTCCTGCGGCTTTTCTCTGTCTTACTATCTCTCTGTCTCCTTGTCTCCATATCTCCCTGTCTCCATATCTCCCTGTCCGATTACTTCCCATCTCCACTCACGCCACCCGCAGGCCCACCGCAGGCACCACGCGATCCTCGCGGCTATACCGTCCCGCCATCGCCTCGCTCGTATGGCCCAGGCCCGCCGCCGCCGCTGCCTTGCCACCAAAACGACGGAGAAGCTGCCCCTTGCGATGCCTCAGCAAATACGCCGCCTGCGTGCCCGACACGCCACAGACGCGCAGAAACGCATTCAGCCGCGCATGAAGCTGGCGGCCCTCCGTCTCATGCCTGGCACCGATCAGGCTGCCCGCCGTCTGCACCGCCAGCGCCACCGCCACCACCTCCGCCGAGATGGGCGTCAGGATCTCCGCCCCATGCTTCGCCGCCGCCACCCGCAGCAGCCCGCCAAACTCGCACAGATCCGCTTCCTCGACGCGCCACTCCGCCGCCATGCGTGACCTCCACTCCGCCGCCTCCGCCGTCGTCAGCGCCCGCAGATCACCCGGCACCAGCCGCCGCACCGACACTGGGCGGATGCCCGTCTCCTCACATAGCTGCTCAAACAACCATACCCGCGCATCCTCCGCCCGCAGCACCGGCAGCGCCGCATCAATCCGCGCCATCACACCCGCCTCGATTTCTTTGTGCCCCTTCGGCGCAGGCAAAGCCAGACGGCAGCCCAGAAACTCCGCCAGCGGCGGCACGTTCAGCCCCCGCAGGATCTTCGTCCGCGCCTTCTCGCCAAAAATGGAATTGATGCTCGTCATGTAAGTGTTCACCGTCGTGTTCCATGCCGCCTCGGTGCGATCGTCCAGCGCAGGCAGCTTGCCCGCACGCTTCAGCTCACGCAGCATCGCCCAACCATTGGCCGGCATGTTCCGGCCAGCACCCAGCCCCAGCCAGCCGCGGCGGCCAGCCTCCTGGCGCAGCTCGGCCCAGTCCAGCTTCAGGTCCGCCGTCAAATCCTCCCACCTCACACATGAAATGTCCTTCCCCGTCGTCTGCTCAAACACCGCCGCCAGAAAGTTCAACCGTTGCACCCGGTCCTCCGGCCCGCGCTCCCGATACACCGCCAGCACCTCCGCAGGTGACGTGAACTGCTTCGGCGTTAAAAGCTCCGTCAGCCGGTCCATCTCGCCGCGTTGCAGCATCGCCGTGTGCGTCTTCAGAAACAACTCCGCCCACTTCCGCACCACCACCTGGCACCCGCAATTCGGCCGCGTCTCCACCGGATTCCCCACCTCCGCCAGGCACTTATCACAAATAGGGTAGGGGTGCTTCGATCTCGTCAGCGGCTTGCCCGTCCCGACAAAGAACCGCACGACCCACTTCCACTCAAACTGAGGCAGCCCCTCCGCCCGCGCCTTTGGCTGCCGATAAATCGAGTATGATCCCAGAGCCGTTTTCATCGTGCCGCCCTCCCTTTGCTCCAATGGCGTGCCATCGGCACCAGATACACCTCGCGCAACTTCTCGCGCAGCGCACTAGCCTGCTCCATATCCCGCTGCAAACCCGCCCGCATCTCAGGCGACCAATGCGAGTCCTTCAGCCAGACAGCGTTGCGTGTTTCCAATTCCAGCAGAGCCGTTTTAATAACGCCATGCTCCTGCGGAGTCAATTCATCGGGGAGTTTCATTGAATGGTGGGGCAGGTGGTTTGATCCTGCTAGACGAACTGCTAGACGAGCCGCCGCCATAAATCAACATAAATGAAAATAATTAAAATCAGCTTTTGACACACCTCTGGACCACAACTCACCCCTCAAACCCTTGTAAATCAGCCCTTCCAGCCCGTTTCAGGCCATAAACCACCCCTTTTGGAGTGGTTGCCTCACAAGGATTCGAACCTTGAATAACAGATTCAGAATGCGTTGCGCGGAATCGTGCATGCCTTGTAAAACAAGGACTCCAGCGCAAAAGTCACGGTGCTAGACGTTCAGCTAGATACATTTCACTTGCTCATGCTCTGCATCGCCACCCGATACAGTTCCCCGTTCGTCTCGTGAACCTCGATCCAGGTCGAGACAATGATGACGCCATTCGGCGTGTTCATGGGCACGGCTTGCAGCATCCAGGTTTTGCCGGTGGCGGTGTCGATGCGGAAGGTGGCGGGCCGGTCCTCGGCTTTCGTCAGGCCGTGCACCGTGCCGGCCACGCACTGGTAGCGCATCACCTGCGCCGCGTCGGGACTCGGGGGCGTGTTGGCATGCAGCGCCAGCGCCGTCAGCACCAGCAGGGAAAGCGTGAAGCGTTTCATGGTCTTCACCCTACCACGCCTGTCAACTCACCGCACCACCCGCGCTAGCGCCTGCCGCTTGATGCTCGCGGCCCGCTGCTCGATCACCTTGGCGGCCTGCTTCACGGGCATTTGCAGCAGGTCGGAGCCTTCGAGGTAGAGCCATTCTTTGTAGCCTTGGCCCACGGCCTTCTCGTATTTCCACACGGCTTCACGGCCCAGGCTTTCCAGCGGCACCTTGACGCCGTTCTTGAACACGCTGATTTGATCGCTCGGCATCGGCAGGGCCAGTCCACGGGCCAGCAGGGCACCCAGCACGCGATGCGCCTCGCCGCTCTCCACGCTGGTATAGGCCCGACTCCACGGAGCGCGTTGCAGTTTGACCTCTTCACCCAGCAGATTGAGCTGGGGCCGGCCATCGTTCACAAATTTGCGGGCGATGACCATGCTCCGCAGCATCAGCTCCGCCGTGCCCTCGGGTTTGAAGTTGCGCGGATCAGTCCAGGCCTCCGCGTCCTTGATCAGCGTGGGCATGAATCCGCCCGCAAAGTTCGTGCCGATCTTGATCATCTTGTCAATCGTGCCGCTCACCGCATCCGCGCTGAAAGTCGGCTCGCCGAAGAGTTCCACCAGATTGCGCACGGCTGACACGTTCTTTACCTGCGTGTAGCCGGTGGCCACGCCGCGCAGGAGATGGCCCGCCGTGCCGTGCTGTGCCCAGCTTGCGGGTTTGTGGCGCTTCTCATCCAGCATGCCGCCCACTACGGCAAACAGGCCCATGGTCGGCCATTGCTTGTAGCTCACGCGCCGCACTTGATCGCCGTCGCGTTTCCACATCGTCAGGCGCTCGTAGCCTGCGGCCATGCGTTCCTTGGCCTGCTGCGGGTTCAGGGTGCTCCAGTCGCCTTCAATCTGCCAGCCCTCGTCTTCATCGTCACTGTTCAGAAAGACCGCCGCCAGCGTGCTTGCCAGCATCAGGCCCACGAGGTTCTTGCCGAGCAGCAGCTCCTGCTGCATGCGGCTCACGTCGCGGCCATAGAAGCCCGCCTTGCCCAGCACATAGCTGCCGGGGATGTAACGGGTCAGATCCGCGCCGAAGTTCGCACCGAAGCGCATGAACCGCGTGCCGGTGATGCCGTGCAAGGAACCGGCCATCATGCCGGAAACCACGCGTGCAAAGCGGTTCGCTGTCACATCCTCCGCATAATCACCCAGCCCGCGCTGAATGCTGCCGAGTCCCTGCTTCATCGCGCTGTAAACCACGCCGAACAGCCCGGTGGGGTCGTTCTGATAGGCTGCCATGTCGCCGATCTCTGACGCGGCGGCGTAGTCGGCAGGTTTCACCGTGCCATTCAGGATTTCCCGCGTGCGAGCGCTCACGGTGGCGCGTTCTTGGCTGGTCTTCGGCTCGTTGCCGCCGGTCACTTCGCGCAGGGCTTGAGCGCGAGCGTCGGCGCGTTCGGTCTCGGTGAATCCCACCTTGCCCTGGTAGAGTTCAGGATGCAGCGCCCGTGCCACGGCAATCGCCCCCTGCGTGGTGGCCGTGTTGTTGATGTGGTCAGCGGCAGCCATCAGGCGGCCCGTGAACATCATCACCGGAGCCAGCCCGTATTTGTAAAACGTGTTGCCGTTCTTCCACAGGTTTTCTCCCAGCAGCACAGGCGTCACGGTCGTCTCTCCCTCCAGCGCCTTTTTCAGGTCCGCGCCAAAGCGTTTCAGGTAGCTGGTATCTCCCTTGAACAGGATTTGCCCGCTCTCGCGCACGCCTTCAAACAGGCCGCGCCACCACTGAGCATGCGCGTCGATCGCGGCACGGCCACGGCCTCGGGCCACGAGTCCGCCGATCTGCATCAGGTTCGTGCCCATGCCGTTGATGGCAGACATCCAGGTGTCAAACTGCGTGCGCAGGCCGGACAGCACAGCGGCGGTCCAGTAAGAGTTCAGCACTTCGATCCAGCTCGCGCCGGTCTTCTTCTGAATGGCGTTCAGCAGATCGCGGAGCTTCTGGTTGCGAATCACCCCCTCCGGCAGCTTCCACGCGGCCTCCGCCAGCGTGCGCAGTTGCGCGGTGTCGGCGCTTGTGAGCACGCGCAGGCCATATTGTGGGGCCACGGCATCCCGCCAGGCAGCGCTGTCAAACATGCCCAGGTTGATCATGCGGAGCATCTTCGGCAGCACGGCCTTGGCCTTCACGCGGTCGGTCTTGTCCTTCTCTCCGAGCACACCCGCCTTTTCCAGCTCTTTGTTGAACACCTTCCGGCGCTCACGCTGCCAGGCTTTGTCCAGTTCGTTGGTGAGTTGCAGACGTTCAGCGGCGCTCAGGTTTTGCAACGCTTGATGCTGCATCAGGCGCTTGTAGATTTCGCGCTGCCGCTCCAGTTGCGTGGCGGGCATGTCGGTGAAGATGTCGCGCCATTTCAGGCCAGGAGCCACTTTGATGCGGAGTGAGTTCAGCAGCCGGGCCAGTTGCGGTGAGTTCACTTTCAGCAGATCCGAGCGGCGGGACTCGCGCACCTCGGTCTGGTTGCCTTCCACGCCTTTGAGTCGGGCCACGCCGGTTTCGATCATCACGGCGGCCAGTCGGCGCGGATCACCCGGCAGGCGGCCCGTGAGACGTTCCCAGGCTTGCCGGAGCCAGGTCACAAAGCGCTGCCACAGGCCGGGGTTCTTAGCCTCCACCATCTGCCGCACGGCATCCAGTGCTCGCACGCTGGCTTCCTCGTTGCGGTTCGCGGCATCGTAGAGCACGGCGGTGATGTTCTCGATCTGCGCCCGCTCATTCACGTCCAGGCTATTCCACAGCGCGTCAAACTGCTGGCGCATCGCCGGATCTTGAAACAGCAGGTGCCCGATTTCATGCTCGATCTTGCCCACCACTTGCGATGTCTCCAAAGCGGCGGCGTTCAGCTCCAGCACATTGCCATTCATGCGGGCATCCCATTCGGCCTGATCTTGATGCAGGATCTTCACACGCGGCGGCAGCGTTCCGCCAAAGTAGGTCCGCGCCGTCTGGGTGATAGCATTCACCGCCGCACGGGCGGCGGCAGGGTCCACGGGCGGGGCCATCTCCACCGTGTCTTGCACCGCCTGTGCCACTTCGGTGCTGGCCTGCGTGTCGGCTTTCTGAATGATGCCCTTGACCTTCTCCACCGCGCCCTCGGCACCGCCTTCAAACCTTTTGTCCATCACCACCTCGGCGCGTTGCACCAAAATGCGTTTGGTTGCCAAAATCGGGGCGATGGGAAGCAGACGCGCATTCGCCGCGCCGACTTGTTGCAGTCCGCGGCCCGCCTCGCGGTTGATCACGTCCTGCCAGGCAATGCCAGCACGATCCAGCAACGCCTCGGCTTGCAGGCGCACCAGCTCCTTGTCGCTCGCCATCGTCTGCACCAGCCGTTGCATGGTCTGCTCCGCCAGCGCGGGCAAGTGATCCTTGCGCAGTCCTGCCGGTGGCAGGCCGCTTTCGAGCTGCTGCACGGCGGTGGCATTGTCCACACCCGCCAGCCATTGCGCGGCCTCGGTCATCATCACGTCATTGCCCTGCACTTCATACATGCGGGCAGCCTGCTCTGGCCGGGCAAAGGCGCTGCGGTTCTCGCGCTGTTCGGCAGCGGGATTCATCAGCGGAGCTTCTGCCATGCCTTCTTGCAGCACCAGATCCACGGGCACGATCAAGCCATCTGCCAGCTTGAGGAAATTATCCGGCTTGGCATCGCTCATCAGCAAACCGCCTTTCCGCCAGGTGTTCAGAGAGGTCTTGCGCCAACCGTCTTGAGTCAGCACCTCAGTAATCTCCTCCGCCGTAGGTTTGGTGCCTTGCAGCACGGGCTGGGAGATTTTCAGGCTCACTTGCCCGTTGGGGTGCATCACCACGCCTTCAAAACGCACATCAGCACCGGGGAAAAGCTCGTTAAACAAGCGCCAGCGTTGCAGGTATTGCAGCGGCGTGCCCCAACCTAGCACTTCAGGTGTGGCCGGATCAAACACGGCCCCAAATTTCTCGGGATGCGTCTGTTTGAAATAACGCTTTCCTTTGAGTTCAAGCGTGTGCTCACCGCCTCGAACGGTGTCTACCGTGTTGGGCGCGGCCTGGTAACCGGAGCGCCAGAGGGCGGTGAGTTCAGCATTTGCTGTTGAGGCGCTGGTGGCGAGGGTTGAGACGCCTGCATTCGCGCTTGCTCGGGGGTCAATGACACCGATTGCGTCGCGAAAGCTCTGCCAACCTGCTTGCCCCATGTAGTCGCCTTGATCATCGTTCACCTTACTTTTAGCAGCCGCTTTTTCAACTGGCATTTGCAGCGCCCCGTCATTCGTCATTCGTCCTTCGCCATTCATCATCACCGCGTTGCCGAGGCGGGATGGCAGGCTGGGCTTGCCATCCTCCATCAACCGCAGAGTGGCGGCCATGCTGGCCTCCAGCACGCTGCCGGGTTCCACCTTCTTGCCGGTCACGAGTTCCCCGAGCACGCGGAAAATCTCATCCAGCACGCTGCGGATGCGCTGGGTGAGGGACTTCGGCGCGGACTCGGCGGGGATGCCGGCCAGCGCGGTCTGGAAATCGGCCCTTGTAAACAGCGCCGCGATGAACTCGTCCGTGTTGCTCAGCTCGTAGTCAAACTGGCGGCCCTGCTCCTGCGCGGAGAGCGCGGCCAGGGCGCGTTTGCGCAGGGCTTCGAGGTCGGCGATGGCTCCCTTCTGCACGGCGTTCTTCGGACTGCGCAGGGCGCGATACGTCGCATGATGCAGCAGCTCATGCACCAGGCTTTGCACGATGTCCGTGTCACCCCGGCCCGTCACGCGGGTGTTCAGGCTGATCTCACCGCGCCCGTCGTTGTAGGGTTGATACTTCCCGGCAAAGTTCAGCCGCGCATCGGCTTCGACTTTCAGCAGCAGGTTGTCCAGATTCACCCGCGTGAGCAGGTCCGCCATCGCCCGCATCGTCGCCGGATAACTGCCATCCTTGGCGATCTTCCCCAGCGCCGTCCGCATCTTCGACGCCGCCCAGATCCTCGTGCCCGGCTTCACCGGCAGCCCGAGCGCGGCGAGCTTCGCTTCGTTGGACTTCTGCGCCGCTTTGAGTTCGGCGGGGGATGCGAGCGTGCCACCTTCAGCACGCGAGGATTCAGGGTTGACAGGGGCAGGGGATTCGTCAGCATTGATACCGGCACCGCTGCCACGCTCGGCCGGATTCCGCAAGCCATTCGTCCTTCGTCCTTCCTCATTCGTCATTCCTTGCGGCGACGGCACCGCCATATTGACACTCGGCACCCCGCTGGCATTCCGCACCACAAACTCACCCGCCGCTTGCAAGCCTGCGGGGGAATCAAACGGCTCCAGCAGCACCTCGCCGCGCTGGTCCGCCGCCTGCACCTCGGCGAGAAACTGCGGCACCGTCAGCGCCGGGTTCTGCGCCTTCGCCTGCTCATAGACGCGGGAGATCGGCACCATCGCGCTGCTGCTGCCGCGTGAGGCTTGGGTGTAGGCAGACGAGAGTGAAGAGTTATTGGTGATGGGTTCTGGGTTCCTGGTGCCTCGCGCTGCATTGCGGCCAAGACTGGCCGCGCTCCCCTCGAGCTGGGAAGCCAGCCCGCCCGTGAAGTTCCGGCTCGGCAGCATCAGAGGCGCAGGAGACTCGGAGACTGGGAGAGACGGAGACGGGGAGACTTGGGGGGTGTCGGACATTGCCTGTCCTACCCCCTGCGCATCCGGCACGGTTGCGCCCGCCCCGGCACCTGCGTCCGCAGTCGGGGGCGGCACTGGCATTTCAGTGCCCGTTTGCACATTGGAGCCAGTGATGGTTTGCGCGGGTCCGTTGTCCGGCTGCGTCACCGCGTCCGGCACATTCGTCAAAATCGCCTGTCGCCCCGTCTGATTGTCTCCTTGTCTGATTGTCTCATTGTCTCCCTGTCCGATTGTCCGATTGTCTCCCCCTCTCCCCCTCTCCAAGTCCTGCACATCCTGCGCCGTCAGCGCCCCCGTATCCTCCTCCAGCCCCGGCACCAGCGGCGCGACATCCACCGTCCCGGCCCTGCGGGCGATGCCGCCGAGCGGGGAAGGGGAAGGGGAGCCAGCGGCGGGACTCAAACCCGCACCGGCTGCTTGCTGCACGGTTTGATCGGCAGTCGGACCGGATTCCTTGGTTACGCTGGCATTGGGGGAAAGCGCTTGCAGTCCGCTGAACACGACGCCGCCCGCAGCGCCACCGATGGCCTCCTGCTGCATGCGTTCGAGGGTCTGCGGATTCAGCGGGTTCAGGCTTGGCAGCTCGAAGCCGCTGCGGGTGAAGCCGGGGCGGTTGGGGTCGGACACGAATTGTCCTGCTCCTACGGTGAGCGCGTCCTGCGCACGGCCTGCCAGCACTTCCTCGCCGGATTCGCTCGCCACATTCAGCGCGGCACGGCCTAGCAGGGATTGCGGCCGGATGAAACGATTAACGACATCGCCGCCGATACCGCCCAGTCGCTCGGTCGCCATCTCCACACCGCCAAAGGCCATGCCCATGCCCGCCTGCGCGGTCGGGTCGGTGATGCCCATCTGCCGGGCAGTGTCAATGCCCTGGCCTGCGCCTGCGGCGAAGCCGATGCCGGCCGGGATGGCCGTCATCGCGGTGGCCGGGGCCATGCCTGCGGCGGTGGCGAGTCCGCCCGTCGCCACCATGCCGCCGACTTGATTGATCGCGCTGCCGATGGTCCGGGCGGTTGGGTTGAAGGGGTTCACCGGGCGCATGTCCTCGCCCGTCTCGCGGATCACCTGCGTGGCCTCGGCGGTGCGTGCCAGCGGGTTGATGCCCGTCACCATTTCCGTGGCCCGGTTCGCCAGCGCCAGCGGAGAGACGATGCCCAGCGGAGAGCGGCCCAGCGTCTCGTTCAGCTTTGCGAGTCCGCCCACGGCCATATCGACAAACTCCGGGCCGATGTTCCGCACCGTGTTTGCCACCGTGCCCACGGGTGTTTGCTGAAGCAGCGCGGGATCAATCCCCGCCTGCCGTACCGTCTGCTCATCGAGCTGCCGGCCGATGTCCACCATGTCGTCCTCGGTGGGCGTGCCGTCGCCTTCGATGACGTAGGTCTTGCCCGTGTGGGCGGAGGTAAGTTCGTAGCGTGGCATGAGGATGGATCACTGCACAGGTTTCCAGGTGAAGCCGCTCTTTGCGGTCTGCATGCCGGGGGCGGCCGTCGCGGCGGCGGCACCGCCTGCGGGATTGTCGGGGATGCCGTCGTTGTTGGTGTAGATGAATCTCACCGGCTCCCAGCCGTTCGTGTTCTGGTTCCATTGGCGATACTCGCTCGTGCCATCGGCTTTCTTGAACTCCTTCACGGTCGGCACCACGGGCTTGGAAACCGGCATGCCGTATTGCACACCGCCGCGCTCCGCCTGCACCGGCACCATGCCGGGCGGCAGCGGTGCGTCTGGCTTTGCCATTGGAATATTGCCCATCGGTCGCCCATCCGCATACGAAATACCAAAACCAGGTGCCACTTGCACGGCTCCCGTGATCGGCACCCGCTTCCGATCCGCCTCCTCCTGCAACCGCTTGCGCTCCGCGTCCATCGCCGCCGCGCCTTGGTTCAGGCCGAACATCGTCATCTGCTGCTGGAACTGCTGCGCGTCACGGGCGGCTTGCGCCTGCTGCTCGGCGTTCCATTGGTCAGCACGGTCCAGGCGCTGCTGCTGGTATTGCCCCATTTGGGCGGCCTGCTGCATGTCGAAGAACTGCCGCTGCTGGTCGAAGTTCGTGGCGTCACGCTCGCGGGCAAAGTTCTGCATGGTCTGCTGCTGGTTGAGCTGCATCAGCAGGCGCGGATCACGCCGCTGGCGGTAGGCTTGCTCGGCGATGCGGCTCGGATCATACATGCTGCGGCCCACGGGCACGGCTCCACGGGTGCTCAGCGGCCCGCTGCGCACCGCGCCATCCGTGGCACGGCTCGAAAGGCTGTTGGCTCCCACAGGCGGGCGCATGGCCCACGCCTGCTCGGCGGCATTCACATTCGCGCTGTGCTGCGCGTTCGTCATGAAGCGGGCCTGCATTTCACGCTCGCGGGCGTCCATCGGAATCACCACTCCAGGCATCTGCGGCACGATCACCTCGGGGCCGCGTTCGCCCACGATGTAGGACCGGCCGGGCATCACAGGGCCGCCCTCGGCCCGGAAGCCGCCGAACGGTGCTTCCCACGGTTGTTTCCCCAGCGTGCTGGGCGGCAGGTTCGCGCTGCTGGCAGGCGGCAAATCACCCATGCCCGGCAAAAGCTGCGCATTCCACGGCATGCCCATGGGCGGCGGGGCGGAGGTCGCGGGTGTGTCCGGCACGGACAGATCGAGCGGCTTGTTGATGTCCTCGATGGCTTGCTGTTGCGGTGTTTTCTGCGCCGGAGTCATGCCGCCTGCAAAACCGCGATCCATGCCCGGCAGATTACTGCGGAATCCGCCGCCTGGCTGCGCCCCTGCCGCGAGTCCGCCGCCATAGCCGCGATTCATCGGGCTGACACCGTTGTTCCCACCCACGCTCATGGCTCCCCGTCCGGCCAGTCCGCCGCCGTAACCCCGGTTCATGATTGAAGAAGTCGCCATAAGAAAAAGTGATGCTGTTGAGGTTCAAGATAACAAGAAATGATGCGTTGCAAAGCGGGATCACGTCGGCGCGGTGAAAGTCACGTTGCTGATGTCAAAGCCGCCGCTCGAATACTGATCAACACCGGGCGGGCTGAAGGTCTGCGTCACGGTGCCGCTCACCAGCACCAGGCTGCCGCTGGCCGTCGTGTCCGGCCCGCCGCCGCGATCATGAATGGTGTAATCCCACTCCACTTTCATGGGCACCTCATGGCCCAGGTGCTTCAGTGTGATGCGCGTCTCCCACACGTCCGTGCCGTCGTTGTCGAGATACCAGTGATCTCCCGGCCCGAAGAACAGCGTGTCGCCGTAGTCGTAATAATTGTCCGCTTCGGTGTAAGCCTGGTCCACGCTGCCGTTCTTCAGGATCTCCCATTTCCACTCCACAGGGCAGTCGATGCGTGCCATGAGCACGATGTCAGAAACAGGATCGGTCAGCGTGCTCATGGTTCAACTTTGCCCCCAAATGGCATTGGCGGTGCTGCTGCCGCTGCCGTTGTCGCGGATGACCACCTCCATGCTGCTGATGATGTTCTGCTCGGTCTTCACGCCATCCACATACTTGGCGACTTGACGGTAAAGGTGCGTGCTGCTGTCCGCAGGCACACTGCTGCCGGTGGCGAGCGCGGCGGTGATGTTGGTATGGCCGCCTGAAAAGCCCAGCACATAGCCATCGCCGGACACATCCTGCGTCATAGTGACATCGAGATACACATAGCGCGTGCCGCTGCTGCTGATGTTCAGCGTCAGGTTCGTGGCGCTCTGCCCGTTCACGCTGCCGCCTGACACCACGCTGGAGGTCGAGGCGGCGGCAGGGCATTTGAAGGGATGACTGCCGCCGCTGGTCGCGTCACTGTCCACCACATTCCGCTGGATGCGCAGCGGGCTTTCCGGCACCAGCACCGCATTGCCGGACGCATCCCCCGCATACGACAATCCCGCTCCCGCATACGAGATGGGCTTGTCAGCGAAAAGTTCTGTCAGGCGGTCCATGGGTGATGGGTTGGAGGTGATGAGTTAAGAGTTATGAGTTAGCTGGTGGTGAAGGTGTCGAGCGCGGTGTAGCTGGTGCCGCGTGCGTTGGTCGCATAGGCTTTGAACGTGTAGCCGGTGGCGCTGGTGAGTCCGGTGACGCCGACGGTGAACACGCCTGTGGTGCCGGTGGTGGTGGTTTTGGTCACGCCCGTGCCGCCAATGACGGGATCGGCATTGGTCGCGGTGGCGCTCACCACCACGCCGCGCTCGGTGATCGTGCTGCCGCCGTCGTTGCTGGCATTGCCGCCCAGCGTCACCGTTGTGCTGCCGATGCTGGCCTTCGTCGGCGTCGAGATGATCGGCGCGGTGGCGTAGTCGCCAGGACGATAGGCCGTGACCTTCCGCCGGATGTAAAGGCCGTTGTCGAACTTCTCCCCGTCGTCAATCACCAGCGTGGCCGGCCAGCTTGTCAGATTGGTATTCGGGAATGCCTTCACAAACGTCTGCAACGGGTAGCGCGTGCTCGCGCTGCCGGTGCTGTAAATAAGTTCCAGCGAAGGATGCAGGCAGCGCGGGATGCTCACCTGCCCCACGCCATAGAAGAACGTGCCGCCTTCCGGCTGCATGGTCGTCGGCGTGGCGATGGTGTGCGGCTCATGGCTGGCGAAGTATTCGATCACCACTTTGGTGGGGCCGTCGTAAGCGTCCCGCAGGTTGAAGTCCCAAATCACATCGGCCGTGTATTCCGCCCCGTCCCGGTCATAGGCTTTGAAGTTTCGCACGTTCAGCCCGGCCATGACGGGCGGCCAGTAGATGCCGCCCCGGATCTCCGTCACCGTGCGGAAGGCCGTCGTTTTCTCCCCGCTGCTAAAGGGACGCGCAAAGTAAAACCCATGCCATCCGGCATCGACGGGGCCGTTGTCGGTGAAGACGTAGCTTTCAAAACCCCGGATCAAGCCGTCACCTTTTGACACCAGCGGCAGCGCCGCTTGCAATGTGGTGCCCACGGTGAGCGAGAAATCCCCGCGAATGCGATCCTCCGGCACCCACAGCAAAGCAGCGACTTCGCCCGGCTTGACAGTCGCCACAGTTTCAAAAGGGGTGGTTTCTCGCGGGTCGCGGGGCATGCTGTTAAGTGTTAAGTGTTATGAGTTAGGAGTTCGTGCCGGTGATGGCATGGCACAGCGCATCGCAGGCTTGCAGCATCTTCTTGGGATCGAGCAGCAGGGCGCGGTCGCCGGGATGGTCGATGAAGCCCAGCTCGATGAGCACGGCGCGGGGGAAGGCCAGCACGGCGAGGCGGGCATGCTGGCTGGCGCTCTCGGTCTTCACGCCGCGATTGCGCGTGCCGAGCGCGTGCACGACGGCATCGTTGCACCGTTGCGCCAGCGTGCGGTTGCGCTCGCCCCGAAAGAACGTCTCGGTGCCGTTGGCTTTGCCATTGGCCGCGTTGCAATGCAGGCTCACGAGCATGTCGCATTTGAAATGATGCGCGTCCTCCACGCGGTCGCCGAGCGGAGCGGGATCGAGCATGTCCTTGCGGCTGCGGATGACCGTGTGGCCCTGGGCCATGAGCAAAGCGCGGAGTTCGTTCGCCCACGCCATGACAATTCCCGCCTCCGTCACGTCCTCCTTCCCCACGCGCACCGTGGCACCGGGGTCATACACGCCGGGCTTGCGGTTGGACATGCCATGTCCGGGGTCAAGGAAGATGTTCATGCAGAAAGTTTGAAGTTTAAGGTTTCAAGTTTCAGGTCTTGTTGATGAGGTAAAACACGCCGAACACGACGAGCGCGAAGCCCAGCATGTAGGCCAATGCCAGCACCAGCCCGCTCATGGCCGCACCTCCTTGGGTTGCTTGGCGCTCGTCACCGGACGACGCAGGCCGTAGGCGATCACCGCGATCTCCGGCTTGCCGGCCAGCGTGGCGGCGGTGCCGTAGAGGGTGAGGCGTTCGTCACGGGACAGGCCCGCGATGTCGCCAGCGCAGGACGCGAGGAATGACGAAACCAGAATGAGGAAGGATGAATGAATGCGTTTCATGCAAAGCCTTGGCGTTTGGCGGGTGAGTTGTTCCAGGCGATGAATCCTACGGCGCGAAGCGTGAACCAGCGGATCTGCGCCCGCCACTTCGGCAGTCCTTTGGCAACAATCAACTCGCGGTAAACCGCGTCCGCCTCGGCGCGTGTCACCGGCACCAGCACGCCCGTGATGGTGCGAAAACCATGCTGGCGATAAAGATAATCATGCACACACGCGCCACGTTTGCTTTGTCCAAACGGCGGCACCAGCCATTGCAGCCCCAAGGGAATGCTTTCCCCGTCAAATCGGAAACCCGCAGGCACCGTGATGATGGAATCGAGCACCGCCGAATAAACCTGAAACGGCTCCAGCAGTTCCAAGGTGCGAACCTCCCGGCCCTCCGACACATCGGCGGCCTTGAACTCGGATAGAAATGCGGCTTCACGGCTCATGCGAGGGAGAAGTAAATGTTGCGCGGCAGCTCACACCACCGCCGTGCGGTCGGGTCGTAGCAGGAGATACCCGTCGGCAGCACGGCCCAGACATAGACATGGCGGGCGGCATCCTGAAACTGTCCGGGGGGATCGGCGATCATCAGCCCCACAGCCAGGCTGCACCCCTCATTCGCAGCAGCCCGTTGCGCATGTTCGATGAGACTCCGCGCCTGGTCTTCGCACTCCCACACATCCTTGCGCCACGGTGCAAAACTCTTGTCGCTCGCCTTCTGGATGTCGAACACGTTGGCCTCCGCCATCGTCTGCTTCGTCCACACGGCTTTGAAATGCGGATCGGCATTCCCGGCGATGCGTTGCTGCAAACGCATGCGCACCGTCTCCACGTCGAACTTGCGACGCGGCGGCGGTGGCTTGGGTTTGCGGAAGGGCCAGATCATTTTGTGAGGGCTTTCTCGATCTTTGTCACGGACTCGCGGATGTATTGCAGATCCCGGTTTTGCAAGGCGGTGTCCTGCCGCAGCACGGAAATGCTTTCCGAGTGCGCCTTGATTTGCCCGCGCAGTTCGGAGCGGTCGGACATGCTTAGCTTGTCCGCCTCCATCAGACTGCCGATGCGGCTCTCCTGCGTCGCCACCCATCCGCCCACGGTTGCTGCGCCGACCAGCAAACTGGCGATGCCGCCGATCAGCCAGCGGATGGTCTGGCGGAGGGCGTCAATGGCAGAACTTTCGTCGTGGCTCATGGCACCATAGGTTGATTGACGGGTTTAAGGCCCATGCCGGCCAAACTTTGCAGCGGGAAATCCGGTTGCGTGGCAAGATCGTAGGCCAGGCACTCCGCCCACGGCAGGGTGGCGGCCAGTTGTTGCAGTGCTGCAAATTGATCCCCGGTGAACAAACCGGACGCCCACCATCGCTCCGCCGGGTGGTCGCCGTTTTGCGACCCTGCCGGGACAAAAAGCCGGGCTGACTCATCCGCGCTCAACGAAAACGGCGGCATCTCCGCCAATGCGCGGGCACTGGCTAGATGCTCGGAGGCGATGATGAGAAGGCCGCGAATCATGGTGCCCATTGGTTGAGGTAGGTTCGCAAAGCGGTGAGGTCGTCACCCGTCACCGCTGCGTTGAACAATAACAGATGCCGCAACTTCATCTTGGTGCCGGTGCCGCAAATGCGAAACGTCGTGGAGGCACTGGCGGCAAAATCACCCGCCATGGAATTGCTTGCAATCTGCGCACCATCCACTTCGATTTGCCTGGCGCTGCCCGCTTTGGCAAAGCGGACCACATGCCACGCATTATCGAACCCAGCAGGCTGCGCACCTGACAATCGCGCCGTGGCCGGATGCGGATGGTCGAAATAAATGGAGTTATCACTGAACGGCAGCCATTCGCCGACCCATTGCGCGGCGCTTGTTTCCACAGGTTTGACATTGTTGGTGGCGCTTGCGGCGGCATGATACATTACCATCCACACTTCCAAAGACGTGCCTGGAAAGTAACTCAACACACTGGAGGCAATAGTCACTGACATGCTGTCGTCCACTCCATCTGGCACCAATGCCGGCAGTCCGTCGCCTGCATTTGCCACATACGTGGGGCGGGCGGTGGTGCTTGCGGTGGGGGTGATTGCCGCCTTGCGGCCCGCCCATGACGAAACGGGGTTACCATCCCCGACGCTGGCCAGATCCTCAACGCTCCACCATTCCAGAAGACCGCTTAAGGTCAGTGGATCGAAGCTGCTGCTGCCGCCCGCCGCCGTGCCGTAGCCCATCATCCGCTGGCGGGCCAGCGGGTTCACAAGCTGCGACGGGCTGCGGGGGTAGGGGGTCATGGATCAGGAGAGCGCACGTTTCCAGGCAATGTAACGAGCCGTGCCGCTCATGGCGCACACGCTCACAGCCCCGGTGTAATCGGTGATGTAAATGAATCCGCCCTTGCCATCATCGGCGGCGCTGCCCGCTTGCAGGATCAGATTGAAATCCGTCGTGCTTGCACTGGCCCCGAGCTTCACCGCCAGCGCGGCATCATCAAGGTTCTGGATGAATCCGATCTCCCCCTTGGCGAGCGTGAACACGGTGGTGTTGGCCGTGGCGGGAGAGGAGGTGCTTGGCGCGGCGGCAGATTGAAAATCTTTGATGTCAATGGTATTCATAAAAATCAACGGATGGCGGGTTCGTGTCGCGTGGCGATGTAACCTAGATGGAGGTTGAGAAGGTTCTGGATGCTCTGGCTCGTCTGCTCCTGCGCTCCGGTGCGCAGGTAGGCTTGCACGACGGCCTGGCGGATGGGGATGTTGAGGAAGCCGGGAATCTTCAGGATCACCCATTTGTTCGCGGCCAGATCGGTGGCGAAGGTGCCGCTGGTGTGCGCGGTGGCGCAGTAGTAGCAGTCATTGCCTTGCAGCCGCACATCGCCGACGACGTAGGCGGTGCTCGTCACCCATGCGGTGCTGCTGAAGACGGGCGGCGTTTCAATGTGCGCCACATACAGCGTGGCGTCCGTCACCGTGTCCGGCACGACAATGCCGCTGCCGGTCACTTGGTAGTCTCGCGGGGTGGGATTGCTACTCTTCCACGGGTGCTCCTTCGTCACACCGAGCACCTGGCACACGCCCCAGTAGCCATCGCCCACGGTGTCCAGGTCGATCACCTGCGAGGTTACGGTTTCACTGGTGGCTTTGCGCAGCTCCGGCCAGCCCTCGGCCAGCCACGGATAAGCGTAATCGAGCGCGGTGTTGATGTAGGAGGTAAAGCGCGAGTTCATGGCGCTGTCTTGCGCCAGCAGCAGCCCGGCATCCTCAATGCAGCCGTCCCGCAGGGTCTTGAAGGAAACGCCCCTCATGCGGCCACCCCCATCCCATACTTGCTGCCAGTCACGAGGCGCACGCCATCACGCGGCGGCGTCCACCCGCTGAACGGCACGAGGCTTTGATACTTGACGACGGTTTGCGGATTGGTGCGTGCGTAGTCGCGCCGCCACTCCTCCTCTTTCCACAGATTCTCGCAGCCCATGTCCTTCCGGCCTTTGTTCAGCCAGTAGAAGTAACTGTTCGCGTCGATGCTGCTGGAGATGTAGCCCAGCCCCTCCACGGCCCCGCTGCGGGCATGGCCCACCTCGGCGCGGGATTGCTCGCGTTGCAGCGCGATGTGCTTCTGCAATTCCCAGCCCGTGCGGAACTCCTTCTCCACAGCGGCAACCAGCGCAGGACCACCCTGCGCGTGCAGCTCGGCGATGAGTTCTTCGGAGTCAAACATGAGTCAGAGAGGCGAAAACTAAGAACAACGAACAAGGAACCGCCTTCACCCCTGCTGCGGCCCGGTTTGATCCGAGTCGCAGCAGGTTGTGCTGTGAGGCGTTGGGTTTGCCGTCAGGATCGACGGCAAAACATTAGATCAGCGCGGCCACGTCGATGATCCGCAGGAAGATCTCGGCGACGCCTGCGGTGATGTCCGACGGGGCTCCGGTGCTGCCCTGCGTGGTGAAGCGGCATTGCAGCGTGGCAGCGCTGGTGCCTTCGACCTTGTTGGCCGTGACACAACCAGCGGCAGCGGTGAGCTGCGTGTCGCTCTTGCAGCTCGCGGCGGCGAGAGCCAGCGCGGTATTGCTGCTGGTGCCGACGCTGAGAGTAAGCGTGCCGGTGGTGGCAAAGGCCGTCGGGACGTTGACCGCCACGCGGTCCACCTGGTAGCGGGCCGAAGTGGTGCCGAGCGTGACCGTGACGGTATCGCCCTGCGTGGTCCACGAGGAGTTGTTGAGGATGTCGAACGGCACGCGGAAGGCGTGCGTGAAGCCGGTCTGCGCGGCGACTTCTGCCGAGAGAACGGCGATCTTGACGCCATTGCTGGCGCTGGTGGCGGTGGAGAGGGTAACTGCTTGGTCAGCCATAAAGGTGTCCTTTCAAAAAGTGGGTGAGAATGAATCTGCGAGGGGAAGAAATCCGGGGCCGCGCTCGTCACGCGGCCCCGGTGTCAGGGTTAGCTGTCGGCGGTAGCGGCGAACTTCGCGAGGCCGAGCGGGTTCTTGACCGCGAGGCCGAAGATGGCGCTGATCACACCACGTGGGCCGCCGTCCAGGTCAGGCAGCGCCTTGTAGGCCCACTGCTTGTTGAACTTGAGTTCCATCATGGAGGGGTCGATGGCGTAGCCGCGGCGGGCATCGGCCGCACCGGCGGAGAAGCCGAGCCAGTTGGACAGCACGAGGTCGTAGGTGCCGAAGTCACCAGTGAAGCTCTCGATCGTGTCGCTCCACTTCGATCCCTGGCCGCGATTGGTCTGGGTGATGGCGGTGAAGTTCGACACGGTGGGCGAGTAGCCGACCATTTCGGTGAAGCGGGCCTTGAGGCTGGTGCCGCACACGAACATGTAGGTGCCGCGTTTGCCGGTCTGGGCATACTGGCTCTTCATGACGTTGTTCACCACGGCGCGGGTCACGCTGGCAAGCGCGGTGGCGTCGATGCTGGCGGAGGGCGTGCGGAAGGCGGAGGGCACCGGAAGCACGGCTTGCGCGGTGCTGAGCGCCCATTTGCCGAGGCCGCGCGTCTTGTAAGGCACCGTGCCGTTGTCGGCCTGTGCTTCGTTGTCGCTGCCGAGGGTGGCTTCGACATCGCGTTTGCACTCGATGGTCTTCTTGGCGATGGCGCCAGCCATTTCGGATGCGAGGCCGGCCACGTCGGACACGTCCTGCGCCATCTCCGTGACCATCGGGGTGCGGCGCACCTTCTGGACGTAGTTGGAGAGCAGGCCGCGATTTTCGGCGGCGTCTTCGTAGGTGCTCACGTCGGCACCATCGACAACGCCGTCGGTGCTCGGGGTGGCATAGCTGTCGGCCTGCCAGTCAAAGCGGGTCTTGACGGCGGCTTTCCCTTTCGGGATGGCGGAGAGCAAAGGATAGTCCTTCGCGTCGATGTTGTAGATGGCGTCGGCGAGGTCTTCGCGGCGGCCGGTTTGGGTGCGCTCAAAAGTGGCGGGCATGGTCGTGGAAAAGTTGAAGTGTTGAAGTTCAGGTTTTCCGCGAAGCTCCGGGCCTCATTCGTCAGGCGGCTTTTGTCAGACTTGACACGGTGCCTTGCGCAAGACTCATGGCGAGACTGGCAAAGGAATCGGGCGCGTCCGACTTGGGAGCCGGGCGACGAGCAGGCGGCGGGGAGGGAGGCGTGGCGACTTTCCGGGTGACGACGGCAGCAGGCTTGCTGCCTTTCTTGACGAGTTCATAAGCGCCGCTTTCGATGAGTTTGGCGACAGCCAGGCGGCCTAGCAAAAGGGCGCGCTGCGGGCTCAAACTGATCTCAGGGTGCTCGGACTCGATCTGCTTCACGAGCGCGTGGCGGCTGCTGTTCGCATCAAGCACAAAGGGATACTTTCTGCTCGCGGCGGCCTTGGCCTCGGCTTCCTTCGCCATCCGGTCCTTCAGCACCGTGCGGGCCTTGTCGGCCTGCTTCAATGCCTTCTCCATCTGGCGGCGGTATTGGCGCACCTGCTGCGGGGTGTATTCCACCTCGTTGCCCTGTGCGTCCTTGCCGATGTAGCCTTCCTGCTCGTGATCCTCGGCCCACTCCAGACTCGCCTGCCATTGCTGCTCCAGCTTGTTCAGATCGGATTCCGTTTTCACGGCCTCGAATCCTTCCGGCATGCCGTGAACCGGCATCCCTGCTGTCGTGCCCTGGCTTTCCAGCTCCTGCATCCGTGCCTGGATTTTCTCAAGCTGCTCGCGCAGTTCGCGGTTCTTCGCCCGCGTCTTGAAATTGTCCTTCTCCAGTGCCTTGAGCTTGGCGGCGGCTTCCTTCGTGTCCTCGGGATCGTCGTCGTTGTCGCTGCCCGCCTCCCCGTCGTCCGCGTCGTCGTGTTCGTCAGCGTTCGATTCATCCTCGGCGGGCGCCTCGGCGGCTTCGTCCTCATCGTCGGGCAGGATCGCGTCGCGTTCCTGAGATTTCCCGGCCGTCTTGTCGGACTCGTCTGCGTCATCGGCTCCCGCGTCGTCGTCATCGTCGGCTGTCGAGGTGACAGTTTGGGACTTCGGTTTCGCGGCGGCTTGTGTCGGCTGGCTTTTGGCCTTCGCCTTCACCGGCTCTGTCCTGCTTCCTTCCGCTGCATCCAGCGCGGCCATCTGCTCGGCAACCGTGTTGCTCGCCAGTGACTCGAAAATGGACAACGGAGATTCATCAGAACCGCCCTGAACACCAGCTTCTACGGGTGTGTTCGTGCCCGTGCCGCCTGCGGAGGCGACATCACCACCTGCCCTGCGGGCAGCCGGTGCGTTTGGAACCGCATGATTGGAGATGAACATAAAAGACGTGCGCCCTGCGCACGCCGCCACGTTCACCGCACCACGGCCCCGCCGTCAAAATTCCACGCTCACCACTTGGGGCCACCTGCGGTCATTGACCATGACACACCATCACTTTTCAGGTGCTTTGTCCGGCTTCTTCCGCGCCGTGAGCCGGATCACATCGGCCCGCAGATCCTTCAAAAACCGCGCCGCGCCCGCCGCCTCGTCCCGAATCCGTGCCTCCTGCCCCCGCTGTGTCATCTCCGCGTGCGCCTCCGCAATGAAGCATTCGATGAGCGACATCACCGCCCGCAGCTCCCGCGTCTCATGCGTGGCTTCCAAAGCATCCGCAATCTGATCCTCCGTCAACGGCCCGGACTCCATGCACGTCTCAACCAGCACTCGGCTGTTTCTGCTTTTGCTTTGTCTCATGGTCTGATTGTCTCCCTGTCCGATTGTCTCCCGCTACTCCACCACCGGCTTGAATCCCGTCCGCCCCGTCTGCGCATTCTCGGTGCGCTGCTGGATGGCAAACTGGAACGCCTGCATGCGCCGGTTCATCATTTCGGTGAACATGCCGCCCGCCGCATACGCCTGCGCCACGGCCGGATTCTTCTGCATCTGCTCCTGATCCACCTGCAAGCGGGTGGCGGCATCCATGCTCTCCGTCACAGTCGGCTCCACGCCCGTGAGCAGCATGGCGATGGCCGCTTTTTCCTCCTCGCCTTCAGCCGCATTGCGTTCGGTGAGGCTGCCGGTGACAAGATCGGAGAGGCCGGGGTCGATGTTGTTCAGCAGCCAGGACACCACCGGCACTGTGGGCAGTTGTCCCGCCACGCCGGGAATGCTGAACGCATCCTTGAGGGCGCTCCACCGCTTCTGCAAGTATTCCATATCCAGCGATTTCACATCAAACTCCAGCACAAAATCAAAGCTGCCCGCGATCTCCTCGCGGGTGACTTGGAACGGCAGCGGCCCGTTGCCGAGCACGCGGGACACATAAAGCGGGTCCATGAACTGCTGATCCAGCGCGAGAATGCGCAGCAGAATCTCGCGCTCTTCCATCAGCGCCGTGGTGACAATCCATTGCTGGTGCATCTGCACCTTGGCCGGCACGATGTCGCCGTGATGCAGCCCGAGCAAATCGGCCACGTCCTTGCGGATCTCGTTGCTGTCCAGCACCGTGCCCTGGTCGAGCGGCGGCGGGCGCATGTAGTCCGCCTCATCGCCGGAGGCCAGCGGCAGCTTGCTGCCCGGCTCGTAGTCCCAGCGCGTTCCGCTGCCAGCCCGGCGTGCGGACACCTTCACGATCGGCATGGTGGCAAAGCTCGTCCGGTCCATGCTCGCATCCCGCGTGCTCTTAAGCAGGTATTGATGCGTGCCCACCAGCTCCGGCACGCCACGGCTCTCAAACAACGGCCGCGCCTTGTATTCACGGCGCAGATCGACATAACAGCCGCCGTCAAAGTAGTAATCCAGCAGCCGGTTCACGAACAGCAGCTCGTTGTCCTCCTTGCGCCGGTTTTTGCCCACCAGCCCCGGATGCAAGATGATCTCTTGCACGGCGGGAAAGCATTCCTCATCCACCGTCTGCACCGTGATGCGCAGCACTTCATACCACGTCTGCTCGCGGTTGCGATAGCGGGCGGTGAAGGTGTCCCGCGCCGGTTCGTTCAAGATGCGCTCCACGCTGGCGGCGACGGTGTGCAGCACGGCGGAGCTGTCCACCACCGGCTTCGGCCCCAGCTTCAGCAGCGCGTCGATGGCGTCCTGATTCCAGCCGTCCGTCTTGGCTTTCGCCCGCAGCTCCGGCTCGCTGTATTGCTCCACATGCGCCACCCAGGGCGCACGGTCCACCTGGCCGCACCAGTGCGGATAAAACACGTCAATGCCCGGCAGATACGCACGCACGCACGGCTTGCCCGGTTTGCGATACGGCGCGGCAAACGTCACGCTGTCCTCGCCCCGCAGCTCCTTGGCGGCACGCCGCGCCCGGATGGGAGAAAGCAGCGGATGCCTGCGGCGGATCATCGCCACCAGCGGCGCGCGATCGTCGGAGCGCAGGAAATCGTTCACCTCCACCTCGGCGGCATCGGCGATAGCAAGCTGCTGCTCGGCGGTGAGCAGTTCCCCGGATTCATCGAGCGGCTGCATACCCGCGTCGGCGGCCTGGATGCGGGCCTCGGCCAGCTTCGTCTGCGTGTGATCGGCGATCAAATCGTCCACGCTCACCGTGGCCTGCGCCGTGCCCATGCGCTGCTCCCAGCCAACGTGCATCACGGCATGGCCCCAGGTGTGCTTGATCTGCCGCGCAAAATTGCGCTCGCGCCAAAGCTCGTTGCGCATGCGCTGCCGCGTCTCGTATTTCATCAGCGTCTCCACCTTCTTGCTTGCGGCGGCATCGCTGCTTTCCATCGCAATGACCTGAACCTTGGCGGATTCAATCGCCAGCATTTCCAGCATGGTAAGCTCGTCAATCGCCGCGCCCGCCAGATGCACGCGGGAATCCGCCGCCCCTTCAAAGGGGAACACCTTCTTGCCGTAGTTCGCCGCGTGCTTCCGCCCGTCCTGCGACTGCCCCGCCCACACGGCCAGCGCCGTGCGTTCATGGTCCTGCATGTCCTGAATCCACGGCCCCAGATCGGTGAGTGACACCATCAGCTCGTCAATCACCCAGGCGGGATCAAGAGTTTCGTCGCTTTCAACGACGTGCAGGGATTCATCGTCTGAATCTAAATCGAGTGTGGGCATGGCCGTGCGGGCAGGAATGGATCAAAGCAACCCAAACTCCCGCAGCACAACGGCCTCATCATACCGGAATTGCTGCATGGTTGGCAAGTGGATTTTCGCCGGGCTGCCCTGCCGGCAGAGAATCTTCCGCGCCGTGTGCTCGGAAATCCTCGCCTGCCTCGCATGCCCCATCACCTCCGCCCAGGTGATCAAGGTTTTCAACGCGGGTTTGCTTGCCGGTTTGGCTGAAGCCGTGGTTTTTGCTGTTGTCATCGTGTTGCTCATAATCTGATTGTCGCCTTGTCTGATTGTCTCAATAACTCCCGCCCCTCTCAATCCGCAGATCCTTTTCCGAAAGATGCTCGGGCCGCGCCGCCAACAAAATGCGCAGGGTGTCGATCGGGTCTTTCCACGCGCTGCCGCTGCTGCCACTCACCGCGTAGCCAGGGTAGTTCTGCAACGCGCCGATCAGGTTCGTGCAATGCTGCGCGATCCACAGGCCGGGGCCGCGCCCGTGCTGCGGATCGAACTCAATCCAGCCGTTCGGCTGGATGATGCCGCGCTCACGATCCCACATCAGCATGCTGTTAATGTTCTGCTCACCGCTCAGCACGTTGTCCGCCGCCGCATTGCCGCCCGCCTGGCTGAAATACAAATCGTTTTCCTCCATCCACTCGATGATGGTCTTGCTCTCTTCCTGGCCTTCCACCTGCGTGTTCGTGCTGCGGCTGTCGGAAATGCGGCGGCCGTAGAGGTCGAGCATGCTGCGCTCAAACTTGCCGCGCATGTCCTTGACGCCCTGCCAGTCGGCCAGTTTCGCCTCGATGCGCCGGATCTCGGCGGCGCGGAACGCATAGCCGCAGGGCCATTGCTTCTGCGCGTTGCCTTTGACACCCAGCCCGTTCTTGCCGCCCGTCTGCGCCCATTCGCAGTCCTCGCCCGTGTAGATCGCCGCGCCCGGCACGCTCACGATGTCGTTCGTCTGCGGGTATTCGTGCGCGATGAGGATGTCACCGGGGTGCATCTTGCCAAACGCCTCGCCCAGCACAAACGCCCACAGTTGAAACCACGCACGGCCGCCGCTTGCGTTCGGGTCTTGCGACATCCACCACGTTCCAATTTCATACGGCGGCAGCCAGGCCGGAACCGGACGCACATGCACCTGCACGTTGAAGTTCGGAAACGGTGAATCCGCCGTGCCCTCGGCGATGCCGTAGCATTTCCAAAGTTTCTTCGCTCGCGGGCTTTTGAGTTCGGCCTTTTTCATGCCCTCCCAGTTGCCACCGAGAGGATTTTGCCACGCATAGATCCACACAAAGCGCCGCGTCGGCATGGCGCAATGCACCACGCAGGGCAGTTTCTCGCCACCGATCACACGGCCCTGATCGTCGCAACGCGGCAGCAGCTCGGGATCGGCCTCGATCTCCTTCATCGTCACCGCCTTGTCCATGAACCAGCGCACCGTCTCCGTGTAACCGTCGCGGAAGGTGTAGGTGACGAACTGCATCGCCACCATCAGGCGGCCGATCAGCTCACGCGGAAACCAAAGCTCCGGGTCACGCTCCTTCTGCGCCAGCAGTTCCTTCCACTTCGGCATCATTTCATGCGTGAACTCCGCCGCCGTCAGCAGGCGGTTTTCCACCGCCTCCAGCACCATCACCGGCACGCTTTCATCCGCCCAGGCCGTCGTGGGGCGCGGACCTTCCAGCTTGCCGATGTCCTGCGCCCAAGTCTTGAACCGGCACACCGCGCCGCTCATCACCGCGCACTCATTGTTCGTGAAACCGCCTGCGCGATCATAGGCCATTTTCTGGTTCGCCATCTTCTTCAGGCGGCCCGTCTCGGTCTTGTATTCGTTCGGCTGCCAGAACCGAATCGCCGCCTCCACCACCTCGGCGCTCTTGTCGTCGTCGTAGCTGAACGTCCAAAACGTGCGTTGATGCTCCGGCATGTCCGGCGTGCATTGCTCCATCGCCAGCGTGTAAAACCGCGCCAGCGCCTGCGTCTTGCCGGAGCCATTCGAGCCGCCGATCCCCATCGTGCAGGGCACGCCCGGATTCGCCACACGCAGGCGGCACGTTTCCCACAGAATGTCATCCCATGAGCGGAAGAACCAGCCGTGATTGAACGGATCATCCGCCGCCTCCCGAATGCGTTCCTCCCGCGCCTGCACCGCGCGCATCGCATCCTCCGGCCCCAGCGCCATGAGTTCATCCGCCGACAACGCCGCCAGCATCCCATGCGGCCGCTGCGTCTCCGCCAGCAGTTCAAACGCCATTCTGGTTTCGTCCGTGCTCATAGAGTTTTGTTTTGGAGAGGAGCGCGGGCACTCCTGCCCGCTTCAGTTTCACATTCCTTCACCGGCACCACCTCCACCTCCGTCACCCTTTCAGCTTCCTTCAGCTTCATGCGCTCCTGCGCCATCTTCACGAAGTCATCAAACGTCTTCGCTTTTGCGCTGTCTTGCGTGTTCCCGCTAATCCGAGTCGCGCCGCCGCTGCTAAGTTGCTTGACGTTGTAAACCGCCGTCAGCGCCATGCTCGCCGCGCCCAAGTCCTTCGCGGCCTTCGCGGAGTAAAGCAGCTCCTCCACCTTGTCGAGCGCATCCGCCGTCAGCAGCGCCGAGCGTCGCCGGATGATCTCGTCAATCTCTCCGGGTTTGAACTCCCGCGTGTCGTTGAACAACGCGATGATGCTGTTGCGTGAAATGCCGTCCAGTCCTCGCGCCTGGCGATGCTGGCTCACCATGCCCTCGATCTTCGATTTGTTCGTGAGCCCCAGCTCGCGCACCAGATACAACGCGAACTCATACCCTTCCGGGTCACGTTCACGCCACCGCTCCGTCGTGTGCTCCCGCCACGCCTCCGCAGGTTTCGGCGGCACCGCCAGCCCCAGTTCCGTTGTCACCAGCTCACTCATGCCGCCCTCCTTGCTTGCGCTTCAAACGGCACGACATTCTCAGGTTGCGGCAGCGTGTCCATCGGACTCGTGATGCTGCGGGCAAACTGCGGAATGCAGTGCGTGTAAATTTGCGTCGTTTCCACGCTGCTGTGCCCGAGCAATTCCTGCACCTGAGTAATACTCGCGCCGTTCGCCAGCAAGTTCGTGGCAAAGCTATGACGCAGCGTGTGCGCCGTGACTCGTTTGCTCAGTCCGCAGCGACGGCGGGCATTCTTCAGCGCCTTGCCCAGCGTGTCCTCATGGATGTGATGCCTGCGCACGATGCCGCTGCGTGGATCGGTGCTTTCATTCGCCGCAGGCCACAGCCAAAACCACGGCCACTCACGGCCTGCGTTTGGATATTTGCGCTCCAGTTGGTCCGGCAGATACACCGGCATCGCCCCCGCCTGGCGGTCGGCATCGTAAAGCAACCGAATGCGCTCCAAATGCGCCCGCAACGTGAACACCAGCGAGCGAGGCAGGCATGTCACACGGTCTTTGTCACCCTTGCCGCCGCGCACCGTGATGAGGCACGCATCGAGGTCGATGTCCTTCACCCGCAGCGCCAGCAGTTCCGCCAGTCTCACGCCGCTGCCATACGCCACCTGCGCCATCAGTCGCGGCCCCGGTGTCATCGCATCGAACAAACGCCGCATCTCGTCAGGACTCAGCCACGACGGCAGCCGTGCCGGCCGTTTCGCCCGCGCCCACTTCCCCAGATCACCCAGCGGCTGCCGCAGCACATCGCGGTAAAAGAACACGATGGCATTCAAAGCCTGGTTTTGCGTCGATGCCGAGCAACACGGGGCCATCTGCTCCAGAAAACTCCGCACCCGCTCCTCCCGTGACTCTTCCGCCCTGCTGGCTACATGCCTGGCAAACCGCACGATCCACCCAGCATAAGACTCTTCCGTGTGCCTCGACAACCGCCGCATGCGGCACGTCAGCCGAACTTGTTCCAGTGTATCACGCAGGTTCATAAGTTTTAGAATATTTCCGGTTTTGCAGGTGTTGAGCGGAAAAGTCAGTCTGGATAATTCTTGTTAGGCATACCAAAGACGACGAGAGCCGAGGGGAAGGGCGCGGAGTTCTTGGCGTCTCCGAACTTCAACCGCCCGCGCAGGAAGCGGACGGTGCCTTTGGCTGCGTAGTCGTGCCACCATGCGGTGTCCGTGCGGGCTGGCACTAGGCACACCACCACAGCCCCGGCTTGCGCGGCTTCGTAGGCTTTCCGCATCCACGCGCCGATGGTGCGACCGTAGGGCGGATTCATCCACACGCGCCCGCGCCATTCTTGGGCGAGGCCGTCGTCTGCTTTCGTGAAGTATTTGGGAGCCTTGGCGCTGGCAGGCGTTGCGCACGGGTCGAGGTCGAAGGGGCCGAACTCACGTTCCACCGTTTCAAAGTAGGCGCGAGGCGTTGGCCATTCATCGGACGCGCTCGAAAAATGAACGGAGCCCAACAAGGCGCTAGAGCCAACACCCCCGCTGGTCACGCTGGCGGCCTGCGCAGGGCTTTCGAGGGTCAGGGTTTCAGTCGTGGTGTTCATAGTCATTCGAGGGGGCGCGGCTCACCGCTGGCGTTAGGCCCCTAGCGGGAGCACTTCTTGTTCCATGCGTTGGGCTGCTACCTCGCAGTAGCGTTCCTCTCGCTCGATAAGCACGCACAGCTTGCCGAGGTCTTTGCAGGCACGTCCGGTTGTTCCTGAGCCTGCCCACGGGTCGAGCACTGTCGTCACGTCTCCAGCGAGCTGGAGCGCCCATGAGATTACCTCCAGCGGCTTTTGCGTTGGGTGGTCACGATCCTCTCCGCCTTTGCGTAGCATCCCATTCCATAAATGAGTCTTTCGCCTTACAGCTCGCTCCAGGTTCGTCCATGCAAGCTCGCAGTCAGCAAAGTCATTCTCCCCGTTTAGCTTGTCCCATACCAGCCAGCATTTCGTCGGAGGCAGGTCGTAATAGTTTCCCCCGAAGATGATCTGCTTTCTTCCAAGTCTTCGAGCGAGGAACATCACCCATTCATCGACCACATCGGCATCCCAGTTTTGTTCTCCGTAGTCTTTGGCGGCAGCCAACTTCCTCCGCGACAGAATGCGCTTTCGATTGTCCGCCCCGATCCCATACGGCGGGTCAGTCAGTAGGAGATCGAACGGAGCGAGTTGCGGCATGATGACGCGATTGTCTCCATGATATATGGTAACGGCTGCGTCTTGGTAATACGGCCTTATGCCATGCGCTAGACCAACGGGGCCTAACAAGACGCTGCTGCCAAGAATCGGGGCGGTGATGTCGGTCATGATTTCAAAGTTTGGTTTCGCCCCGCTTCTGGCAGAGCTGGTTGTTCTCCTCCAGTTTCTTAGCGGCCTCGCGGAATCCCATCCCCTTGCGTTCCATCATCCAACGGATCGCGTTACCGCCACGTCCACAGCAAAAGCAATGATAGCTTTGATGCTTCTCGGAGATGCGGAAAGATTGGGTATCGTGACACCATGGACAGATCACATTTCCACGGGCTGTTGTTGTTTCGGTTTGCTCGATCAGTTTCCGCAGGTCTGTGGACTTGAGGATTCTATCGAGTCTGTCTTCTGGTATGATTTTTCTCATGGTGTTGGTTTGGGTAGTTCGCCGGAGAACCCGGCAGTGCTGGCAACGGCGGGCCGTTGCCTGTTTATGGTTTCGGTAGTCCAGCGCCCGCCGTCGCCAGACTTGAAGCGTTCTGCCAAAGACCACGAGGCGCGATGATTCCGCGTTCCATCTTCGACAGATTGGAGGCGTCTATGCCAAGATGCCTAGCTGCCGCTCGAAGTGTCATTCGTCGATAGATGCGCTCAGCCTTGAGCCTTTGGCCATAGGCGTGCCACCTGTTAACGCACTCAGGCATGATGCCAGCACCTTCACACATATCGCATTGCCCCAAGCTCTGCCCGTGGAAGTTCAGAATGATCTTAAACCCTCGGCACTGAGGGCAGGCAGAACAATTGGATGGAGGAAGATCGCTCATAGTGTGCTGTGAGTGGTTGAGGATGTCGAGCTTCGCGCCCTCTCATCCATGCCGTTCGGCTCACCATAGGCCAGCCGGTTTGCGTCGATCACTCTTGGGTCGGCTAAAGCTTGTGCATCCACGACTTTGCGCTTGGCCTCGAAGTAGTCGCACGCCGCGCCTGTGCATTTTACCTCATGCTGGTATCGCGCACTATGTTCCGCATACACAATGCACCACACATTGTCGGCATGACGGCGAGCAGAAGCCGAACAAGCCTGCTGCTGGCAAGCTTCGCCAGCTTCTTGGAGTATCGGGTCAGTTTTCATCTTGGGTATCAGTCGCTTGGTTTGAGTTTTCCGCCAGGCTTGCTGCCAGAGCAGGGACGTTCGCCTCCAAGTCCTCGATCTTGCGCTTGGCCCTTTGGAGCCGCGTGTAGAGTTCACCAGCGCACCACCACTGCACTTGATCCGTCGTGGTCATGTCGATGATTGTGCCATCGTAGTCTTGGCCGTGGCTCTCGCCATCTGTGCCCGCGCGGAAGCTCATTTCTTCCTCGCCGTATTCGATTTTGACGATGTAGTCGCCCGTCTGGTCTAGGTGCCATTCAACGAGATCGACGCCATCGGTAATGCCGATAGTTTCGACTATCTCTTCCAGCCATTCGGGAGGACAACCCGGCTCTGCTGCCAACCTCTGGGGCTGGTCTTGGGTCATTGTTAGTGTGCTTGCTTCGGTCATGTTATTGGGCCTTTGTCGTGTTGCCCTGGTCGTGCCCCAGGGTTGGCAGAGATTGAGCGTTCAGCCGACGCACCACCTCTGCGGCGATGTCGGGCGTGAGTCCTGAGTATCCGTCACATTTGACAAGATTTGGTTTTAGCTCGCCCATTTCATTGTTCGGATCGTCATCGAGAATCACGAAGTTGATCTGATGGCGGCGACTGGCTGAGCTGAGCCATTGCTTAATTTCTTGACCGCGATTCGTCCCAACAATCGGAGTCATGCCGAAGAACTCCACATCTCGCTTTCCAAGTTCCTGTTGCAGCCTCATGCGTTGATCACGGCAGTGTGGATATCTCCATGTTGATGATAGCACCACCTCCGCGCCCGTCTGCTTCACGATGTCGGCGAATAGGTCGAGCCTCGTTCCGCAAAGTCCACGAAGGCCGAATGATGAGAGAACGCCGTCAATGTCCAAAAAGATCACCTTCCAGGCTGAACCATGTGCTGCTCCCAATTCGGAGGGCGGTGATGTCGTAGGTGTCATAGTTTCTCCTTTACGCCCTCCTCATGGGAGAGTGTTGCGGTCAAAACGGTATCTCATCGTCTTCCATCCCCTCCGCCATCGGCGCTGAATCGCCGCCAACGCCCGTCACCAGCACACCACCGGCAGGCCGCGCCGTGCGCTGGCCGCCTGTGGCAGCGTCATACTCGCGGGCATTGCCAAGAAACGGCAGATTCGGCGGCGTGGCGCTTTCGCGTTCCGCCTTCGTGGTGCTTTCCTTGATCCAGTGCGTGTTGCCAAACTCGTCTTTGCCATCCCGATTCGGCACCAGGTCGATGGACAACCCGAGCTTGCCAGATCGTTCCGCCCGGCGAATCCGCGAGTTTTTCAACGGGATCACCAGGCACTCGGTCGGTGCGCCGGTCTTGTCTTTCAGGGTCATCAAAACCGCGCCCTGAAGTTTCAGCGGGTCGAGGTAGGCGTTTAGTTTGTTAGGCATGGGTGTGTTATTAGTTATGAGTTATTGGTTAGTGGTTCTTGCTTATTAGATTTGAAGCACCAATGGCTTTGGTTTTGATGTCAAAACCAGCAGCAAGCATCTGCATAAATCTTTTGGTTTGCTTGCTACTTGATGGACGGCTTTGCTGAAGCTCCAAGATTCTCGCTTTGCCTAACTCTAGCAGCGAGCCTCCACCGAAATGCCGTAGCCACTCATCAACGAAAGCCCACGCTGCATAAATCTCTTTGGGTGGCACGCTGGCAAACTCCGCATTTAACGCCGCTGCAAAGGCACGAGCATCCACTTCGTTTTTGAAATACGAACGGCGGCGTTCGCCCGTAAAATAATCACTGACTCTCCATC